CTGGTGCAACAGTTACAGCAAATGCAGGTTCAACTGGAACAGTTCAGTTTGATATACCTAAACAACCTAATCTTGGTGTGATCACAGATATAAATTTAGTTTGTAGTTTTCAAGATTTTGTAGGATCAGGTCAGGATGCTTTTACATTTAGAGATGCAAATAATACTGGTAATTCTGTCAATGTTACTTTTTCAGATTCTAATCTTGAGCAGAGCATTGATATACCACTTACTGGAGGTAGTTTAATATTCTCTACGAGTGAACAAGAAAACTGGAGTTTTGAGGGAACGTATGAATTTTTTCTTGATGCAGGTGCAAGTGTAAATGTAAATGCACAATTTAAAGAGGTTGCATTAGAAATTACCTATACAGCAGATCAGGATTACACACAATATATTCAGGATATAAATGAACAAAAAACTATGATGGATTCATTTATCCAAAATGATAGACGTGTCTTAGTTCCAAGACAAGTGATCAAAAAGAAAAAAGAAGTTACAAATCCTGCTAATATTGAGTATGTATATTTTAGTGGAAAAGGTAGAAAATTTGGAAGTTGGACAGATGATGACAGCAGAGATAATGGGTATGATGAAAATGATGTAATCGAAAATCCTATTTATATAGCAGAGGATATTATAAGAACTGAACTTTCTTACTCAGATATAAACACAACTGTTTTTGATGCATCAGGAAACTCAACCAATGGCAAGATAACTAATGTTTTTGATATTGGAACTGCCAATCATCCGAGTTCAATAGCAAACATAAAATTTGCATTTTCACAAAATAAATTTATTAATTCTAAATCTTTGATTGAAAATATTGGATCTCTTTGTGGAACATTCTTTTTTCTTTCAGCAGGTAAAACTTTTAAAACAGCAACTCTTGAAAAAGATGCTGATTATGCAAGTGGAGATGCTGTTGAAAATATTGATTATAATTTTATAACATTAGATAGTATTGCATTCACTCCACTCAATGCAGTTAGAAATTCTATTGTTATTGATTATGATTTTGATTATGCAAAAAATCAAACTAAAAAATCAGTTTCTGCAAGTGATTCTACATCGCAGGGAACAACTGCATCAGGAGTTTCTCAAACTCTTGAAATGGAAATAGAGGCAGATAAAATATTAGACACAGCAACAGCAACTGGATTAGCCAGTTATTATAAAGATATTTCTAAAGACAGAAAACTTGTGATCATGTTTGATGTTCCAACTGCCAGATACAATCATCTTGAGGTGGGAGATATAATTAATTTTGAGAACTGGGATTCAAACATCAAATTGTATGGAACTGCAATGACAACCAGTTTTTTATTTATGATAACACAAACAACAAAACGACCTCATGGATGCGAGTTTGTTGTTACAGAAGTAGGAAGACCTTAATGACACATCAAAGAATTGTTTCACCAAAATTTTTTACAGATCAAATAAACTCTATGGTTTCAAGAGGATATGGGATGGATAATTTTACTGTTCAGTCAACAAGTAGTGCGAATGATTTTGTTGGAATCAAATCAGGTGGAGGAGTTGTTCAAGAGTTATTTGATATGAATCCTCAAAAAAGAGTAACGTTTGACACATCAGCAGGAAGTGTTACAAAACAAGATTCAGTTTTAATTAATTTAGATTTTGGAACAGCGATCCCTTTGTCGTATGTGGCAATATTAAACCATAATATGAAAACAGCAGATGGTGAATTTTTTGTTTGTGCAAATACATCAGCAATCGTTAGAAATAATACTGGTGCAAAAATAGCATCTTCTGAAGTTATAAATGCTGACGAAAGTTCTGATGTTTTTACTCCTGACAATGATGGAGATTCAATAATCACCTTTGATGCTAATCAAAATTTTCAACATTTTGGAATACAAATAGACGGAGTGAGTGGAGATTTTTCAAGCACAGACCTAAAGATTGGTCAGATTGTAATTGGCATGGCTTTTGAATTAACAGCATCTCCTGATTTACAAGTAAACAGAACCATTGAATATGGAAACGATATTATGGAAACTCCCTCAGGTAAAAGATTTAGTTCAGCACGATTTTTAGAGGGTTTCACATCCTCAGATACAACAGCAGGTCAGCCATTTAGATCAAAGGGAACAAATACATCTTTAAGATTTGGTGGAAGAACTAGGTATGATATTAGTTATAGTTTTGTTAATGATACTCAATTGACTTCATCAGATATATCAACAAACAATCATAGTTCATTTGATTTTTATAATTCAGTTTGGAATAAAACTAATGGAT